CTCATCATATGATGGTACTATTATTCGTTTAGAATAAACTCCAGATTCACAATACCCTAAATTATATTTTATAATATCATCTTCACTAATACCTCGTTTTTTAAGATAAACCATAGCATGTTTAGCTATAACTGAATTATTTGAGTTTAGTAATGATTTAAATTCTTTAGGTAAATGTACTTTGTCAGTTACAGTAGGTGTAATATCATGTATATCAACTTTAAGGTATGATTTTAGCTCTGCTATTTTTTCCTTTGGTGTGTCTAATAATTTAAGTAATTGAGCTAGTTTTTTACCTCGTTTATCACATGACCAGCAATGCCATGGGTTAACACCTTCTTTATTTTCAGTGAAATTAATTTCAAGTTTAGGTTTATGGTGTTTACAAAAAGGACAAGGATAAGCATAATTGCCCTTAGATGTGGATTTACCACTACCTAAAACAGAATTTATTATTGTAACCAAAGCTTGATTTACCATACTCTACAATATAATACCCTATATTTGGGGAGCCAAGTCTTTCGGGAAAAACTTTCCTAATATATTATTATTTACCCAACGTTCACTATCAGATAATACGTTATTATCAAATAGGTATTTAGTTTCATAATATGTTAGTTCTTTAGATGATTTACATAAACGTAACACAACACGAGTTAGTTTATCTGTGGGGATTGTTTTGACCCATTGTTTAACTTCATCTGCTGAACCATAATATGTTTTCCAGTCAGATTCTTTAACTATTTTCTTTTTAGAGGGAACACGACCACGTTGAGTAGGTAAGGCAGCTAATTCTTTTTTACCTAATTTTTTGTTTTGGGTGTGTTTAAATATTTTTTTACCTATATATTGGCGATTTGTTTCTAAATTGGTTGTTAGGTAAACATAACCGTAGTACTCGTCTGTGTTGAAATCTGGATTGTTTATTAGATCTTCAACATAGGTACATTTTTCTATTTGTATCATGGTTATAAATATTACATAATAATTTCACCTTCAACATTTGGTACCATTGCTCTGATTTCCTCTTCTGAATATTTTTTAGAGAGTGGAGTATCTAGTAAGTATAAAGTATCTTTAACTTTTAAATCAGATGGGAATGAAGTTATTAGAGTACTTTCTAAATCTAAATTACCTCCAACTGTTAAGTTAGGAGGGAGTGTGGTAATTGATGTTTCTAATAAAATTAAATCACCTTTAACGTTTAAATTAGGTGGGAGTGAGGTGATTGGGGTTCTAGATAAATCTAAATTACCTCCAACTTTAGTTAAGTTAGAGGGAAGTGAGGTGATTGGAGTATCAGATAAGTCTAAATCTCCTTTCATTCCGTCTTTTATATATTGTTGTATTTTATTTTGGGCTATTCTGTTATAGTCCTTTTCACGTTCTTCCTTTGAGCCCCTTGGAACAAACGGGTTGTCTTCTTTAAGTAAATCAAGGAGTTTAATCATGGTTATAAATATTACATAATAATTTTGCCTTTAACATTTGGCACCATTGCTTCAATTTCCTTTTTAGAATATTTTTTAGATAGTGGTGTGTTAAATAAATATAAATAACCCCCAACTATTAAGTTAGGAGGAAGTGTATCGATTGGAGCATCAGACAAATGCAAATTATCCTTAATTGTTAAATTATCAGGAAGTTTAGTAATTTTAGAGTTATCTAAATCTAAATGGCCTTCAACAGTTGTTAAGTTAGGTGGGAGTGAGGTGATTGGGGTATCATATAAATTTAAATCACCATTAACTTTAGTTAAACTAGGTGGGAGTGAGGTGATTGGGGTGTGATTTAAATTTAAACCACCTCCAATTGTTAAGTTAGGGGGAAGTGAGGTGATTAGTGTCTCAGATAAATTTAAATCACCTCCAACTGTTAAGTTAGGGGGAAGTGAAGTAACTGATGTGTGATATAGATTTAAATCACCTTCAACCTTAGTTAAGTTGTTAGGGAGTGTGGTAATTGGGACGAGAAATAAATCTAAATTACCATTAACTTTAGTTAATGAAGATGGAAGTGAGGTAATTGAGGTATTAGCTAAATCTAAATCACCTTCCATTCCATTCTTTATATATTCTTGGATTTTATTTTGAAGTATTCTGTTGTAGTCTTTTTCACGCTCTTTCTTTGAGCCCCTTGGAACGAATGGGTTGTTTTCTTTAAGTAAATCTAGTAATTTAATCATATTACATGTCTAAATTTATCAATATTGTTGTATCTGTTGTAGCGCTGGTTGGTAATGGTTGAGATAATTTACCTACAGCTAATAGGTTTTGAGCCTCATCATATAAACCAACAGTTGATACATAAGGAGCCCATTGTGAACTTGTTGTATAAGAATATACTGAACCACTTGTGTCGTATTGAAGTGTTGGATTTAATGTATAGTTAAATTCATTTTCTCTAAATGTACATTTATATTGCGTTTCATATAACATGTAAGAAGAAGAAAATGAACATGTTACATTTGATGAAACAATTGAACCAGATGCTAAACCTTGATCTGTTATAGTAATCATACCATGTGGGTAAAATACATTTCCTACTATAGCACTGCCTGATTTTAAATTACCTTCACCATCATCTGTAAGTACAAAAGTACTACCTGATACAAACGAATATCTAAATGAGTTTGGTAATATATAATCTCCAAATAATCGAGATGGGACTGATATTACTCCAACAAATTGATTAGATCCAGTTGGGAATGATTTAGCAAATGTTAATGTAGTTTGATTGTAAGTATCGTACATTCCTGGAGATGGGGTTGTACCTACTAATACATCACTTTCTATATTTACTCCAGGGATTATACTAGCCGTATTTACATTATCTCCATAACTAGAGCTTAAATAGTTACTATAATATAGTTGTTGTATTGAATCATATACTAACTCTTGATCTTGGGTTGATATGTATCCTGTTGTTGGGTTTGAACCAGATATAAAGGGTCTTGAATTTATATTCTTACCCAAAAATCTATCTATACCAACAGTAGGAGTAATCATACCAGAACCACTAAAAGTAAACGATTTGTTTACTTCGAATGGTGTCACTATGACATCAGATGCTAAGAGTTGTTTAAATGCTATCATTCTCTAAAAATCAAGCTTAATTCTTACAAGTGCTTCTTTTGTGAAATTTTTAAGTAATGGTCTAGATAATTTAGCTACAGCCAGTAATTCATTTGTATCATTATATAATCCAATTGTAGTAATATATGTTTGTGGATTATTGATAAAATAAGGATATAATACTTCACCAGTTGAACCTGAAATATATGATGGATTTTCTGAATAGTTATATTCTGAACTTCTAGGTCTTACAAAGATATAATCTGATGTTATTGTTTCTTGACTGTTGATTGAGAAACTTGCCCCACCACTTATAGCTTGGAACATACTTCTATTAGGTGGAGTTGCAGGTCCATTTACTAAAGAACCCGTTGCTGAACCACTATATTGAAATCCTATACCTCCACTTGTTGCAAAATCAGCTAATGCTAAAGGATTTAAGATAATAGAACCAATGTCAGGTAATAACCAACCATATGAACCGGAATTTGCTGAATATCCATCTGCTGTGTTACGAGCAGTAATACTTGCTTTAGTACCTTGAGAACCAGTTATAAGTTGAAATACTCTACCAGCTTCAGTATATTGAACAGCAGTAACGTAATTGCTATTATCTGTTAAAGTTATTGAACCAGAACTACCTGTTAAAGTTAAAGATAATGAACCTAAAAATAAAGATTCTTTATATCGTGTTCTATCAAACGTTAAAGCATAAAATTGAGATGATGTTATTGTCCCAAATGTAAAATTTGTATTCTCATCACCAATAACTAAATCTTGCCACTGTCCAAAAATAGTACCTGTAGGAGATTTACCGTTAACCGCGTTATTGTAGTTGGCACTACCACTACCATCTGCATTACCATATGCTACAGCAAGTTGAATAGACGCAGCAGCATCTGTAGATGCCGTTTGATATAAGTTTAAGTAAAAATTACCTGACGAACCAGCTGCTTGAGTTGATGAGGTAAAAAATGTAGTTAATGTTGGGTTCCCGTTTGACCATAATGTTGCTGATATAGCATCAGAGCTTACTACAAAATCTTCAGGGGCTAAAGGACTAAATGCCATGTTTATATATTTTTATTTTTATAATATTTTTAAGATACTTTTGTTACAGTTACCGGGATAGATAATCTAGCACCACTATCTCTACCAACTACAGTTAATGTAGTATACAACGCTGTATTGGTACCAAACAACGTGTTTACTGTAGTCATACGTAAGTTTATAGTAGTACCAACTACTGTTTTAGATACGCTTGTACCTAATGTTGTAGTTGTATTTAAAGCAGTAGCTGATGGAGTATTAATACCGACACCTTCAAATAATTGCATTGTTCTAACATCACCTATTGTGGCTGTATATCCACTTGTTTCGAATGTATTCCCACCTAAGTAATTTAATGTTTGAGGAGTAATAGCTAATGAAGCACCTTGTGGTAAAACAATTGAAGGTTGTATTGCTATTATAGGTAGTTTAGCTGTACCACGAGGTAATGTAACTAGTTTATATTTCATTGTTTGATTTTCTTGAGGAAATGCCTCAAGTAAAGGCATATTGTCTATAGCCTCTCCATAATATGCAGATCCTGAAGGATGGTATGGATTATATAATGTATAATCTATCTCGTCATCGGCTAATGCAAATTGTGTAATACGAAATGTTCCATCGTTTTGAGCCATAAGTTGGCGGCCTTTAGTTGTTAATATAGCGTCTACTGTGACGATAGTGTTATTTAAGTAACCCATAAAGTTGTATGTTTGTTTATTTGTTTGTTATAAATATGTTAAAGTTAAGGTTTATTACCGTGTGTTTTAAGAATATATTTTATGTTGGTTTATTACCGTATGTTTTAAGAATATAGTCTAGGTTTTGAGTTATTACCTCTTTAGGGTATTGAGATAATATATAACCCTGTCCTGCACCTGCAAAATTTGAGTTAGGAGGACCAAATATAGTTAAACCGTTTGTAGGGGTTTGTGCTTTAGTAATTAAAAAACCAGTAGTAGCTATACTTCCTGAGAATCCTACAGGTATAGAGCTACTACTTCCAGAGAAAAAAGAAGCAACATCATATACTCCTGAACCTGTTTTTAAACCTATTGCTCCAATATTAAAAAAGTTAGGTGTTATTCCTTCAATTTCAAATGGATAACCATATTGTGATATATCTATATTTCCACTAACTACAGTTAGTAACCCAGTAATTGGATTATTAGCGGTTCCACTACCGCTATATAAACTAAGAAACCATTTTTCTCCTTGAGATAAACTAGCGGATATAGTATTTAAAGTTGTCTCAATTGTTCCAATATATTGGTTCGATTGGGCTAAATTCCCATCCGGGGTTATATATGATTGCCATATTCCTGATGTTGTATTAACAGCGTTGAGAAGAAGTATTGGATTTATTGTGGGTGGTGATGGAATGGGTATAAAAGATCCGTATAATCCTGTAAAAGGAACTGGGACTGATAAAGAACCAAAATAATAAGTCGCACTAGGTAATAACAATGACGGATATGTTATATTAAGTTGAGTAGGTAATGTTGGAGAATTGACATATTGATATTGGAATGCTGGTGAACCAGAAGGGAATGTTTTTTCTAAAATATCATAATATATGTCAGTTCCTGGTTTAATAACAGCAACATCATCTCTAGTTTCACCTACTAAATAAATGTTTCCCATACTTAATCCACCACCGTTAACGTTTTCAGGATATCCAGGACCACCCCAATTCATTTCATATATGCAACTATCTAACCATTGTATTACTACATTACCTGGGGAAGATCTTTCAATTATTCTTCTAGAATTTGGATTAGTAGAAGTAGGAGATATTGAATCTCCAGGCCAAGATCCTGTATAACCATATATTGAAGATGAGCCGTTGGTATAGTTAGTTGGGCCTGTATATGTGTTTAAAGCTATAGCATTTTGTTGTTTACCAACATATCTTCCACTTATATGGGAACGATATGAATAGTTCCATGGTTGTACTTGAGCACGAGAGGCATTACCACTTAATATAGCTGCTTGGTTTTGGGCTACTATTTGACCACCATTAAAATCAACGTCCATAAATAGTTCACTAATATTATTTACATCAACATTGTTTTGGATAACATTGCAGTCACTATTATAGAAATTATAACCAACATATGGTTCAAGTACAACTATATCGTAGTTTGAGGATTCAGGAGCGAATGATTGAGTGATTGTTAAAAAAGAATCAATGTCTATTCCACCCAGTTGAGGAGAACAAAAAACTCCATAAACCTCTCCTTCTACAGGAGTAAATGAACCAGTAAGAATACCGTCAACTACCCCAAAAGAACTAGTTATAGTTTTGAAAAAAAGGAGTTTATCTGTTGTAGAGTTCGCAGTTAAAGGGGTAGTTATTGAATAAAAATATAATGTGACATCACTAACGCTATTTACAACAATAGAACTTGTAACATTAAGTACAACGTTTGGAGTATTTCTTAATGTATATACACCTGTACTAGCTGTAAAATAATTTAAAGGATTAGCATATATTGTAGAATAATTATTTAATATATCTAAATTATTAACTGATGGTTCTGTAGTTTCTGTATAAGCAGATACTTTATAATCTAATATTTCTTGATCAGCAGATGAAGTTACATCTAATGGAAATATACTATAAAGATAATATGTTGAATATTCTGTTATAGAAGCTACATTATATTGTACCGGATTATTTATATCAGAAAACTTAATTCTAATATCAGTTAGATCTTGCAATTCAATTGAATTATCTACGCTACCGCTATCTTGTTTAGCGATTTTAATATATTTTACTCCGTTTGTAAATACTGGTGTATTAGGCATATTTGTTATTGAGTTTGTTGAGTATTATTGTTAGGTAAATATGCAGTTCCAAAAGTTGGTGATGTAAAGCTTCCTGAATCCCAATATAAATATATTTCACCTGGGTTAGGTGATGTGTTTGGGTTAAGAAATAAATTAAGAGAATTATCAGAACCTAAAAGTTGAGTTGATTTATAGAAAATAGGTTTATATAGAGTTTCTATAGTATTAGCTCTTAAATATATTTCACAATCTGGAGGTGTTAGATTACCATTTGAAACTGTAATTACTGAACCACTAAGTTCACCATTGAAAAATTCATCTTGATTTGATTGAGTAAATGCTACATTACCAACTAAACTAGGTGTAGTACCACTCCAACTTTGAGTAATATTAACATATAAGTCAGTAGATGCAGTTCCATTAAATTCAGGCATTACTCCACCAGAACTACCTGTTGTTTGTTCAATAGGAAATGATTCGTAATCTGTAGATGATATGTAAATTCTTTGATCATCTAACATTGATGGTATACCTCGTATTGAACCTGTTATTGTTATATCTTCAAATATATTAGGACTATTCCATATTGGAGTACTACCACTACCATAAACGGATTGAGTTGTATATAAATCCATTTGTGGGGTTGGGTAACGGTTACGTTCTAGTAAATGTTGTTTAATTACAACACCTGATGCTAGAGCGGTGTGTGCAGGAACAAAATCTTGAAGCATCTTGAATAAAGAGTTATCAAAGAATTTGATAAGTCTTACATAATCCCAAATATTATAATTTGATGTATATTTTTCAAAATATTTATCACGTAATATATCTAAATCCGTATAACTAGTATTTCTAGACGGTATATAACGTGGATCACCAATATAGTCACCCATATTGAAATATCCAAATGTATCGTTGATATCGTCGTTTATTTCGTTTTGAGGTGAAAATGCTACTTCAACATAATCAACATTATTAGTATAAGAACTACTTATTGATGGTTGTTGTTGAACTGATATAAATGGTGATAAAACTTTATTATTAGGTATGTTACTATCACTTCCAGTATATGGTAATACTGTATTTTTATTTTGTATTTTTTCTGATACAGCGTTTTGTATACCTGCGGGTACTTGATTGTAGAAAAATGTTTCTTTATTAGAGACAAATTTTCCGTTTGTTAAATTTATACTAGCAGTACTGTTAGATACAAAAGACGATATTGTTGTCCAAGAACCAGTAATTTTAGGATGAACAGATGTACTACCTGTATATAGTTCTCCGCCTAATGGTAATCTAAAAGCTAAATTATCATATCCATTTCCGACTCCGTTTCCTTCAATAGAGTATGGGTTCATGATATAATCTTTAATACTAGATTCGTTTAATGCTAAATTTCCATAATAACGTATTTCTTGTAATGAACCAGATAATGGTTTATATTGAATTGAATCATATGTTGATGCAGAAGGTAAGAATGATGATGTTACAGCAGACGTCCATAGTGTTGTAGTAACACTACCTGACGCTGAAGAGTAGTATCCTAATTTGTTTCCATCATAACCATCATATTGAATATTACCAGCATAAAGTGAAGCAGTAGTTCCATTAATCATCGCTGTTACTGACCACCAACCTTCATCTAAAAAAGGTAAATATAATGTTAAAGCTTCACCAGGAGTAGATGATCCATAAAATTTTAATTCTGAATATTGATTGTAAGGATTAGGTATTGAACCCGCATATGACGCACTGGTTAAGCCAGATCCAGTATAATTTAATACTATACATGGTTTATCAATTCCAGTATCTAAGTGCCATAATGTTGTTTTAGTGTTAGTAAAAATATTTTCAGCATTTGCTACTTTAAATCTAAATTGTATTGTAGTTGGTCTATTACTAGTAGAACCCCAATTTGAATTAAGTTCCCAATTTGTTTTTACAGCAGGATTTGTAGGGATAGATGATGTATAATCATAAGCACTATTATATTCATCTTGCCAGTAATCCCAAGTATTAGAATCTTTATTTTTTCCTCCAAACTCATTTATACGTAAAATGGTATCCGGTATACCATATGATGTTATCAAAGTACGTAAACCTTCAGGTGTACCTTTTTTCTTTAAAAGATATGGTAAATTATGATATATGCGTTTGTAAGTTTCAGCATTAATGTCAAATGTAGGATCCAATGAACTTGTACTTGAAGCTGTAACATAAGTATTAATATAGTCTAAAAAAGAACCTGTTGGAACAGGTAATGATCCTGTTGTGAAAGGTAAATTATATAAACTACCTGAAGGTGTTATACCTAATAAAGCTGAATATAAGTCATCTGTTGAGAAATTGTTTTGGTATATTTTAATTCCTAAATCTCTTAAAACATCTGCTACTAAATCTTTAGATACACCATAATCAACACGGTTGTCAGCGTTATATTTATTTGTTACATCTTTTATATATACCCAAATACTATCAAAGTTTTGACCAACCATATCAACAAATAACATATATTGATCGTTATTTGAGTCGTCTGTTAAATATGATGGTATAGCGTTTATTAAACGATTATTATTTTGTAAATCATAATCTTCAGCTACTAATGATTGTGATGTTAGAAATGCTAAACCGTTAACTGAGTTAGGAGATGAATTTATATAGGGATATGTAGAGTTAGTTTTAGGCCATGCTGTACTACCTGATTCATAGTATAGGTGATATTCATATCCATCAAATCCTGTTATAATTTCATCTATTTTATTTAACCAAATGTTACTACTAGATATTATAAAAGAGTTTGTTGTACTTGTAATTAAATTAGCATTTGATTGGTATTGGTCGATTAAAGATAATTTATAGTAAAAATTCTCTAAACGAGTTTTAGCCGAGGAAAAAAATATAAATTCAGGATATTCTGAATAGTCTATGTTTATTTCTAAACCTTTTTCTGCTAGTAGACTATTGATCTGATATTGTAAACTACCTGTTCCTGAAAGTGAAGTGTTTGAAGTTAAACTATTATATGTAACATATGGGGTAGAATTATTGATTTGATCTTTAATAGCTATATTAGTATTAGGACCTCTAAGGTAAATATTTTGATCTAATTCATCAAATGTTTGAATAATATTAATATTGTAAGCGACCGGTTCAGCTATAGATTCTACTATCCAACATTGTGCTTGAACGTTAAAATTATTAGGTAAAGGTTCATATAATTTAATTAATACTGTTGGGTCGTTTGGATTGGTAGTAATATCTAATAAAATATTATTAGCAATGATAAGATTATTATCACCAAAATCAAGATAAAAATCTACAAATGTACCACTAGAATTTCTATAAGTTATAAAATCACTTACACTTGCTATTACTTCACCATTAGGAATAGCAGTTGTATTAAGTCTAAGCTCAGTTCTATCTGAACTAATTTCATCTATATAATAACGATTAAGAGGACTTGAACCTGCTCTGTTTCTTAAAAAATTATATAATGTATTATAATTTCCTTCCGTATAGCCTTGATTTTTTAGATCATTTTCAGGATCTATAATAAGATTATTATCTAATAAACTAAATTGTGGATATCCAACAACATTTGAAAATAATATATTATTATTTAAATCATATATGAAATATTCTATATGATCTGTAGTTGTATCAAAACTTCCAAACGTATCTACTGTAGGGATAAGATTAATATCATTTAAAGTATAAGTTTGAAGTTCAAATGTTGCCGCGTTTAAACTCTGTATATTAACAATTTCAGCCATATTTTATATATTTGTTATATTTAAGACGTTTTGTTGTAAGTCTAAATTTTCTTGTCTTAATTGATTTATTTCTTCAAGGAGTGATTGTATTAATTCATCATTTTCATTTAATGTTTGTCCAATATATTCAGTACTTGTCTTTACAAGATACTCATGAGAATTGACTTCTCCAAGTTTAGGTATAATAAAAAATAATTGTTGATAATATGTAAAGAATTGCTGTACAGATATGGGTTGATCTGCTGCTGTATTTACAACAGGTTGAGAGAGTTGACTAAATGATGTATTAATTACTTTCTCATAAGAATTCTTATTAAATGATGGTTTTGATATTGTTATTTGATCTGCCATTACCCATTAATTATTTTAAAACTATAATTATCATTATATACTATTGTTGAATTATTGATTGTGGTTTTAATTAAAACAGTGTAATATCTTTCAGTTTGTAATCCATTCATATTTAAATCAAAATAACTACCACTAGCGTCAGCGTTAAGTTGAGTAAATTGATTATCAAAATTTATAACAAATTCATTTGTATCTAAATCCTTAATAGCCCAATATGATGCTGTAGGTAAATAATAATTTTGAGTATAAATTGATGATGTTTGCCATATTTGAGGTGGATATTCTGGTCTAGAATTTATTCTAAATCTATTAACACTACC